ATATTAGGCCAAATATCTGATTTATTACCTAATTTGAATAGTACAAAATATAAAATGACAAAGACATAATATGGCAGTAGCATTTCCTTTTGATCAACTTACTAGTAAACCAGGTGCTGCAATAAATAAATTGCAAACTGCATTGAACAAGGTTATTGCAAAATTAAACCAAAAAGTTGCAGAAGCAATATCAAAATCTAATATATTACCTAAAAATATTTCATGCAATGATCCTAAGATTGTTCAACTTAAACAAATTTTACAACAAATACAAAGATATATTGAACAAATTCAAAATATTTTACGTATTCTAAATATTATAATACCTGCATTAACTGTTGCAGCACAAATTGCATCAGTATTAATTAATGCACAACTAGCAAATCCAATTCCATCTCCTCCGGCAGTAGGCCAGGCATTGGCAGTACAAAATGAATTGGTTGCAAACATTGCTAAAGCATTAACTCAAGCATCTATTATTTTAGGAGTCGTAAATGGTGCAGTTGGATTGGCATCGAAATTAATCGGTCCGACTATTAATTTATTATCTTCAATATGTAACGATGAGGTATTTGAAGTTAATCAAACAACGCAAACAGCAATTGATTCGATTAATACTGAAAATACTAGAAATGCTAACATTGATTTTGATATGAATAATTTAGGCGATACGGATTCTAAATTTTATCAATTGATCAACGTATCGCAAGAAGATATTGATTTGCGACAAGAATTAATCATACAACTACAACAAGATCAACGTTCATTATTAGATTTATTAGAAGCGCCTAGTCGCGTAATTACGGGGACGGGAACACAAAGACCCGATTCTGATAGAGGAAAAACTGGTGATTATTTTATAAATCAAACTACTAGAACAATATATGGTCCAAAAATTTCTGATACAGAATGGCCTGAGGGCATAAATTATTAAACCCAATATTTATATAAAAGTATTCATATGGATTCAAAAACATTAGTAAAAGCACTTAAAACCGCCGTACGAGAGGTTATAAAAGAAGAATTAACTGAAATTCTTCGAGATGGTCTACAATCTACAATTATAGAAATGGCAGATCTTAAACGCGTATCCCACGTTCCTACGCAGCGTCAGACTGTGAATGAATCGACAAAAAAATCAAAAGTACAATTTAATGATAATAAATGGGCTTCTATTTTAAATGAAACAGAACCTATGTCAGAGTCACAGCCAATGGCTATGAATAGTTTTAAAGACATCATGAATGAGGGCATGGAAGAAATTCGAATGACATCTAAAGATGCTGTTAATTTTGGAGCAATGCGACAAAACATGAAAGAAGCAATTGGCGTTGCACCCGTTGCACCAAAAATAATGGAAGACCCGGAAACGGGTAAAACGTTCGAAGTTCCGCAAGAAGTTCAACAAGCAATGACTCGCGATTATTCTGCGTTAATGAAAGCAATTAATAAAAAGAAAGGATCATAATGCCATATCAGATAGTACCTGCAGTAGTTAAGTCAAATAGTATTGTTTCACTAGGACTATCTTATTCTGGAAATCCGATATTTTCTCCTGTTTATGTATCATTAACACAAATTACAAATCAATTAAAAGATTTATTATTAACTAGAATTGGAGAACGAGTAAATCAACCAACATATGGAACTAATTTATTGTATGTATTATTTGAACCCAATTTAAATGAAATAAAAGATGATATTCGAGCCTACATTTCAGGGCCAATAAGTTTTTGGTTGCCTCAGGTACTTGTCGATAGTATCGATATTGTAACTGCAGAAGATGATCCAAATTTATTATATAACGTTCAAATTAAAATAAACTATCATTTAAGTAATTCAACCATACAAAATTTATTAACAATAAGTTCAACACCGCAAGGAAATTTAACCGTGGTTGGCGGGTAGTTAAGGAAAACATGGAAACAAAAAAAGATGTATCATATTTAGGCAAAGATTTTAGTCAAATTAAAAAAAATTTAATTGACTTTGCTAAACAATACTTTCCTACAACATATACTGATTTTAATGAAGCATCTCCAGGGATGATGTTAATTGAAATGGCTGCGTATGTGGGCGATGTGTTGTCATATTATACTGATAATACATTAAAAGAATCCATGTTAGAACAAGCTTCAGAACGTGGTAATATATATGATATTGCAAAAGCATTAGGATATCGTCCTAAAAATTCCGTGCCAGCATATGTAACATTAGATGTTTATCAATTAGTTCCATCTATCGGAAGCGGGGCAAATGTACGTCCTGATTTTAATTATGCATTGTCAATTAAACCTGGAATGCAAGTGAAACAATCAAACGGTTCTTCAGTTTTTAGAACTTTGGATTTGTTAGATTTTAAATTTTCATCTTCATATGATCCGACAGAAGTAACTATTTATGAATCAGATAACGCAACAAAACAACCGGTATATTATCTTTTAAAGAAACAAGCAAACGCAGTATCAGGTGAGGTAAAAACTGCAACATTTACATTTGGAACTCCAATTGCGTATGATAAAGTAGTTTTACCAGAAACTAATGTAATTGAAATAATTTCAGTTCAAGAGTCTGATGGTGATTTTTGGTATGAAGTTCCTTATTTAGCACAAGATACAATTTTCGATACAGTACCAAATTTGGCAGAAAATGATCCAGAACTATCTGCATATCGTTCTTCATCGCCTAGTCTTCTTAAATTAAAAAAGACAGCAAAACGATTTGTCACTAGAATGCGAAGTGATAATAAATTAGAAATACAATTTGGTTCTGGAATATCAGATAATAATGATGAAGAAATTGTTCCAAATCCTAACAATGTAGGAAATGGATTATCGGCAGTTCGACGAGCTGTTGATGTTGATATTGATCCATCTAATTTTTTATATACAAGAACTTATGGACAGTCACCTGCTAATACTACATTAACAGTTACATATACAATTGGTAACGGATTAGCTGATAATGTATCAACTGGTGTATTAACAACATTAAACAGAGTAGAATATGATGATGATGTTAATAGCACAAATAGTGGTGCAATGTTAAACTTTGTCAAATCAACATTAGCAATAACAAATCCAATTCCAGCTGTTGGAGCAAAAACAGCAGACACGTTACAAGACATTAAAAATAATGCATTAGCTAATTTTGCAACACAAAATCGTTTAGTAACTCGCGAAGATTATATTATTCGATCATATTCTATGCCAGCTAAATTTGGAAGTGTTGCAAAAGCATATATTGTGCCTGATGATCAAATTTCACAAGAAAATTATCAACAAAATAGAATTGCAAATCCATTAGCAATGAACATGCATGTTTTAGGATATAACCAAGACAAACAATTAGTTGAATTAAATCAAGCAGTTAAAGAAAATCTAAAAACATACTTAAATTACTATAGAATATTAACTGATGCAATAAATATAAAAGATGCATTTATTATTAATGTTGGTGTTAGATTTGAAATTTCTGTATTATCAAATTATAATAGCAACGAAACGTTATTGAGATGTATCGATGCATTAAAGGCACATTTTAATATAGATCGTTGGCAAATAAATCAACCAATATTAAAATCAGAGGTTACGAATATTATAGCAAATATTAGTGGCGTTCAATCCGTAATCAATGTATCATTTGATAATTTATATGATTCTGATCAAGGATATTCAGGAAATGTTTATGATTTAAATTCTGCTACCAGAAATGGAGTAATTTATCCATCATTAGATCCTAGTATTTTTGAAGTTAAATTTCCAAATCAAGATATTAGAGGTAGGGTTGTAAATTTTTAAAGGAAATATATGTTTAGAATATTTTATGCAGCAAAAGACACAACCTTATATGAAGCATATCCGGATTATAATACCGGATTAGATGAAATATTAGAAATTGGAAAACGTCAAGGAACTGCCGGAGATACATTATTAAAATCTAGAGCATTAGTTAAATTTGACATGGCCGAAGTTTCACAATCATTAGCAAAGTATGGAAAAACGGTTAATGATTGTAAATTCGTTTTAAATTTATATACATCTCACGCAAAAAATCTTCCCGCAGAATATAC